TCAGACGCAACAAATCTAGTAGCTGCAAATTTAAACGAAAACTGTAATCTAGTTTTCGGATCTGGTAGCACCACTACGGGTATATCAGGTGTTGAAATTGATTCGAGTTCCAAAAATACTACGGCTGCACTTCAAGTAAAGTTGATAGATTTTTATGACGTACCGAGTAATGACGCAACAGCGAACAACTCGATCTTTGTTGTAAAGATTAACAACCATGAATTGAATGGTGGTACTGGTACAACTGGTAGCTCGTAAAAGGCGTATAGGAGAATAATATGGCTATTAATAGAGCCCAACTGGCGAAAGAATTAGAACCAGGCCTTAACGCCTTGTTCGGAATGGAGTATTCTCGTTATGAGAACGAGCATGCTGAAATATTTGACAATGAAACAAGTGACAGAGCTTTTGAAGAAGAAGTAATGTTAGTTGGCTTTGGCGAAGCTGCTGTAAAGCAAGAGGGTGCTGCTGTACAATTTGACACTGCACAAGAATCTTTCACAGCTAGATATACTCACGAAACTGTTGCATTAGCATTTAGTTTGACTGAGGAAGCTGTCGAAGACAACCTTTACGACACACTATCAGCTCGTTACACAAGATCATTGGCACGTTCAATGGCGTATTCAAAGCAAGTAAAAGGAGCAAACATTTTAAATAATGCTTTCTCAACTGCTGGAGGAGATGGAGTTTCTTTAGTAAACACAGCTCACCCAACAGCTTTAGGTGGAACATTTTCCAACCAACTTTCTACGAATGCTGACTTGAATGAAACCTCATTAGAGCAAATGATGATTGATATTGCTGGCTTTATTGACGAAAGAGGACTAAAAATTGCGATGCAGGGAAGAAAATTAATTATCCCAGTACAAATCCAATTTATAGCTGATAGAATATTAAATTCTACCCTCAGAGTTGGTACATCTGACAATGACATCAATGCACTCAGAAACATGGGTATGTTACCTGAAGGTTATACAATTAACCATTATCTATCAGATACAGATGCATACTTTGTAAAAACTGATGCTCCTAATGGATTTAAACACTTTGTAAGAGCACCTCTAACCACTGGTATGGAAGGTGACTTTGACACAGGAAACATGAGATACAAAGCACGTGAAAGATACAGCTTTGGATTTTCAGATCCTCGTTGTGTATTTGGATCACAAGGTTCATAAAATTTACTAAATCTTTCTTAGGAAAAAGGGCGCTTGTATAAGCGCCTTTTTTTATTTATACTATTTGTAAGTATCCTAGATTAATTTAGTCGTGCACACTGGCTAGGCAGACGTGTATAGAGATTGCATGACGAGGGCTATACAACCAAGGAGGCAATATGGCTAACCCACATTTTCAGAACATGATTCTGTTTGCTGGTAATACAGACGTTACTGAGCAGAAAAAGAATCAACCAATGTTCCAACCATATCCGTCAGATCAAACTTTCTACGGATATTTTAATGACTTCATGACATACACTGCAACTGACTGGACGATTACGTCTACAGATGGGGGCGGAGACTCAGGTGAAGTTATACAAGCTACCAGCTCGGCTGGAGGAGCTTTACTTATCACAACCAATGATGCTGATGATGACTCAGAGGAGTTACAGCTTAAAGGTGAGGCATTTAAATTAAGCACTAGTAAAAAAGCATACTTTTCTACTAGATTTAAATTAAGTGATGCCACACAATCAGACATGTTAATTGGTTTAACAATTACAGATACTACTGCTATTGATGGTGTAAGCGATGGAGTATTCTTCGGTAAAGATGACGGCGATACAAATCTTGATTTTGTAGTAGAAAAAGATTCTACTGAAACAGAAGATGCTGGAATACATACCATGGAAGATGATACTTTTGTGACTGCTACATTTTTCATAGATCCTGATAGAGCTGCAGTTTATTATTCAATAAATGATGCAGCACCAGTAAAAGTAGCTAATACTAATTTACCAACTGATGAAGAATTGACTGTAACACTTGCTATTCAAGCAGGAGCCGCAGCAGCTAAATCATTAACTGTAGATTACGTAACTGCTATGATTGAAAGATAGGAGTAAAAAATGGCTTATTCACCTGTAACTAGAACTGTTCTTGATACAGATCGTAGATTTGTATTTAGTTTTAATCACATAAGTGATGGCAGTAATGGTGGTGTAACCACTATTGATGCATCTAGTCTAGGTGCTAACAAAGAAGGTCAAGCTTGCACTTATTTGGACATTGAAAAAATTCACTGTAACATATCAACCACAGCACAAAACGACTCTGCTTTAATAGCATTTGACGCTAGTACTGATGATACAGCGATACTTTTAAATGGAGATACGGATTATGATTTTAGCTCTTTTGGAGGTATTACTAATC